ATTACACTAAAACGAAACCTGGCGTTGATCAACGCCAGGCCTCGCAAGGTTCTTAAATTTGTTTCAGCTCAATATCTTTGGGATCTTGAACTTCAAAAAGTGTTGCACTTAGTTTGACAAATCACTTATTTAGCGCTTGGAAACAGATCTCTGAATGAGCTTTACGATCTCCACAACGGGGATGACCAGGAAAGCCAGACCAATGGAAATGGCGTATTCCGTCAGACCGATGGTGGTGAAGCCAAAAGCGGTGGCCAGGAAGGGGACTTCGATAACCAGAGTGGTCAGCAGGAGACTTCCCAGCATGGCGGCCCAGAGGATCTTGTTCTGACCCTTGAGTGCGAACACGGACTTTCTCTGAGAACGCAGGTTGAAGGAGTGGAAGATCTCACACATGGACATGGCAAGGAAGGCCATGGTCATGCCGTGGCCAGACTCGCCGGCGCTGCGCAGGGTATCAAACCATTTGGCGCCAAACTCAAAGGATGCACCGATCAGGTAAGCAACCAGGGTGATGATGGTGACCAGAATGCCCTGATAGACCACGTCGAAGCCCAGACCGCCGGAGAAGATGCCGTCCTTGGAATTTCTGGGGGGACGGTTCATGGTGTCGGGCTCAGCCTTTTCCATACCCAGAGCCAGGGCCGGGAAGCAGTCGGTGACCAGGTTAATAAACAGCAGGTGGACGGGGTTCAGCAGAACGAAGCCCAGCAGTGTGGCAAAGAACACGCCCAGAACCTCGGACATGTTGGAAGCCAGCAGGAATTGAATGGCCTTGCGGATGTTGTCGTAGATCCGCCGGCCTTCGCCCACAGCGGCAACGATGGTGGCGAAGTTGTCATCTGCCAGAACCATATCCGCGACATTCTTGGTAACGTCGGTGCCGGTGATGCCCATGCCCACGCCGATGTCGGCGGACTTAATGGAGGGAGCATCGTTGACACCGTCGCCGGTCATGGCGGTGATAGCGCCGTTCTTTTTCCAGGCGGTGACGATGCGGGTCTTGTGCTCGGGCTGGACACGGGCGTACACGCCGTATTTCTTGACGAACTCACAGATATCCTCATCGGAGATCTCGTCCAGCTCCGCACCGGTGATGGCCTCGGAAGCGTCAGTAATGATGCCCAGCTCCTTGGCGATGGCCACGGCGGTATCCTTGTGGTCACCGGTGATCATCACAGCCCGGATACCGGCAGAGCGGCATTCCTCAATAGCGGCCTTGACCTCAGGACGAACAGGGTCGATCATACCGGTCAAGCCCAGGAAAACCAGCTCCTGCTCCAGATATTCGGGAGTATTGTCGGCAGGCTTCTGCGCCCAATCCCGCTTGGCAACAGCCAATACACGCAGGGCCTTGTCAGCCATGGCCTTGTTTGCGGCCATGATCTCAGAGCGCTTTTCCTCGGTCATGTGCTTGACTTCGCCATTGTCGTAGTAGTAGGCGCACCGGGCAAGCACCACATCGGGGCCACCCTTGGTATACTGGACATAGGAGCCGCCCAGATCGTGGATGGTGGACATCATCTTCCGGCCGGAGTCGAAGGGCGCTTCGTCCACACGGGGGGTGGCCTTCTCCAAATCAGCCTTGTGCAGGCCGACAGAATACGCAAAATTCACCAGAGCGCATTCCGTGGGCTCACCCTCGGCCTGGTTGTTGTCGTTCAGGTTAGCGTCGGAACACAGCGCCATAGCGGTGGCCACCAGCTTTTCGTCGCCCAGGTGATCCACGACGGTCATCTTGTTCTGGGTCAGGGTGCCGGTCTTGTCGGAGCAGATGATCTGGGTGCAGCCCAGGGTTTCCACAGCGGTAAGCCGGCGGATCACGGCGTTGCGCTTGCTCATGTTGGTAACGCCGATAGAAAGCACCACAGTAACCACCGTAGCCAGACCCTCAGGGATGGCGGCAACGGCCAGGGAAACGGCGACCATGAAGGTCTCCAGAATACCGTTGATGGAGTAGTTGCCCTTCATAATCAGATTAAAGGCAAAGATGAACACACAGATGCCCAGCACCAGCCAGCTCAATGTCTTACCCAGCTGATCCAGCTTCCGCTGCAGGGGAGTCTGCTCCTCGGTGGCGGCAGCCAGAGCGCCGGCGATCTTACCCATTTCGGTTTCCATACCGGTGGCGGTGACCACAGCCTTGCCGCGGCCATAGACCACGGTGGAGCCCATGTAGCACATGTTCTTCCGGTCACCCAGAGGCACTTCCTCCTGACCGCCGGAGAGATACAGGGCATCGATCATCTTATTAACGGGGACAGACTCGCCGGTGAGGGCGGCCTCCTCGATCTTCATGCTGGCGTTTTCAATGATGCGGCCGTCGGCAGGCACGGCATCGCCGGCCTCCAGCAGGATCACATCGCCGGGAACCAACTCATCGGAGTGCAGGATCACCATTTTGCCGTCCCGCAGCACCTTGCAGGTGGCGGCGGTCATGGTCTGCAGCGCTTCGATGGCGGCTTCTGCTTTGCTTTCCTGGATTACGCCCAGAATGGCGTTCAGCAGCACAACCACCAGAATAATACCCACTTCCACCAGACCTTCCGTCAGGTGGCCGAAATCCCGGGGCTCAGGCAATTGGAGAAAATCCAGAACGGTGGTTGCGGCGGAAACCAGGGCGGCGATCATCAAAATGATCAGCATGGGATCCTTCAGCTGCGCCATAAAGCGCTGGAACCAGGTGGCCTTTTCGGCTTCTTTCAGCTTGTTTGGGCCGTATTTGGCCAGGCGCTCCTGGGCTTGCCCGGTGGAAAGTCCATCGGGGCCAACGCCTAGGCCGTGGAGAACTTCTTCAGCGGATTGGGTGTAGGTTTTTTGCATGATTGCTCCTCCTGTCATTTGATAAAAATGGTGGATCAGCAAGGCATCTTCTGGCAAAAAAATAACCAGATATGGAAGAAACCATACCTGGAAAATGTCCTTTTACTATAGGATGACATCCATGCACAGCTTCCTTGCCTTGCATGAGTCTGGCGATTTGAAGCAAGCCAGGCGATTAGCCAGGATGTTGACTTGCTACGCAGCAATGCGCACGCTACTCCCTCATCAAGGATATTTATACCATAAGAAATGCCAGTAGTCAAGGGAAAATGTAGAGAAAATCGAACATTTTGCGCGTGGTTTTAAGAAAAAGCTGGCTTTCGTATACATCCCTGTGGGATGCCTCCGAAAGTCAGGGGACTCTCCCCCGGCTAAAAAAGTGTTCACCGGACACTTTTTTGCCACTGCTTCGCAGTGGCCGCCCTCTTCGAGTCCCATCTCTCGCGCGAACAAAACAGCTCCAAATCCCATTTGGGATTTGGAGCTGTTTGGTGCGAGAGATGGGACTCGAACCCAATAATTCAACGGCTAAAACCATTGCGGCTCTAACAGATATCAAGCCTTATTACAATTTCCGTTACAATTCTGTGTTTTTTCATTGGAACAAAGCTGAGAAAAGAAGCTTTCGTACTTCTGTGCTTGCTCGTTGATGTCCTTCTCGGAAACCTTAGTGTAGATCTTCCGCATGGTGTAAATATCCGACCAGCCACCGGCTTTCATTGTGACTTCCTCGGATAGCCCCAGATGGTATGCCAGGGATGCGAAAGACCGGCGCAGACCGTGGACACCAATTTCCGGGAGACCGGCTTGCCGGCAAGCACGGTTCGTGCATTGCCAGATTGTATTGGGATTGCAGGTGACAGCGTACTCAGACGCCCTGGTGGCGGACTCGACGGCTACCCGGAGTTGAGGAATCAAAAAAGGAACTGTGCGGTGGGAGGATGTGTTTTTGTTTTCCTCCCGGTATATCAGCGTCCCCTCATCGTCCAATACCGCAGACCCGTGGACGTAAATACAACCTGCGTTTAGATCGATATCCTCCCATCGAACAGCCATGATCTCCGATCGGCGCAGACTGGATAATCCCAGGAGAATGGCAATCTCGCAGAAGTTGCCTCGAATTGCTTCAAGGAATGTGGGAATTTGCTCAGCGGTAAGGTATGGGAGGTCATTTGGCACAATCTGAGGAAGCCGGACGACGATCTTTCGCCCGGTCGTGTCCAAAATCACAGACGAGACAAAGCCCCAAGCATTCTTGAGAGTTTTTGCAGAGCATGTCTTTGCTTCCAAATTTACAATTTTCTGCCACTGGCTTGTGGTGATGTCATCAATGCACCGCTTCATGGTCGACTGAAAGCGAAGCCGCTGGATAGCCCGGTAGCCTCGGATCGTGGAAGGGGAGAGGACATTCTCCCGGGATTCAATATAGTGATCGATAGCCTTAGTGAGGGTTCGGCCGCTCCGCTTTTGGGCATCCTTTACCCGGGCTTTTACGGCTGCAGCTTCGGCAAGACATTCCTTTTCTGTGGGCTTCGTGATGGGGTAGCTTTCCCCGTCAATCTGAACCCGGACAAACCAGGATCCGGATGGAAGTTTTCTTGGTTTCGGTAATTTCATGGACTTCTCCTTTCGTAAAATCCGACACGCAGCGGAATTTGTTTGACAGGGAGAGCCTACTGTGGTAGTATAAATGAGTAGAATATCCCTGTCGTGGTTGGTGGGTGATTTTTCTGCAAGCCCTTCGGGAGTTGCCGCTCCGGGAGGGCATTTTTATTTTTTGCGAGCCTGTGTATATTCATGCTCCAGCACGTTGAGGACGGCGGATTTACCGCGCTCATCCAGGGTGTTAAACTTAACAAGAAGGTCGTCCTGTGGAGGTGGCTCGTCGGGATAGTTTAGTAAGTAATTTGTATCAACGCCCAGGCATTTTGCGAGTTCTCGAAGAATATCAAGGCTTGGTTCCCGTTGGCCTTGTTCGTATCTGCTGATAGTGGTTGGCAATATACGCAGTTGCGCAGCAAGGTCGGCTTGAGACAGGCCTTTTGATAGACGGAGTTTTTTTAAGCGAGTTCCGAATACGTTATGGCCAGCGCAGGTGTGCTTGCTTAGTGTTGCCATGTAATATTCTCACTTTCTCTATATGGTAGTTTTCTTTTGCCCGCTCCGTGTTGACACCCGGGGCGGTTTTTTATTTAGTCAACATTTCGATTTTTGCCGTAGAAAATGCGGCCCTTTTTCATAATTCTTCGGTAACCACAGCCTGTGGCGATGCGAGAATTGGGATTTATACAGCGTTTGGCGTCGCTGCATTGTTCGTAGTAAGAACAGCAATCAAATTCTTTGGGAAGAGAGTCAATCGCAGAATCAAGAACAGCGGATAGAAAGTCTGCAAATTGAAGTATTCCATTATGCGAAGTGTCAAATACAAAATTGGTAAAACCATCACTTCGTCCATCTTTGGTGATATGTTGCGTAAGCGTAGAGGGTACTAGATCTGAATAAATGTTTGAAACACCGAAATAATGGTGATTAACGCGACAGCAGATCCGAAAGGCCATTTGAGTATCATAAAACACTGAGGCGTAGGCCTTTCCGGTTTTGAGCATTAGCTTTTCCGGCAATACGTTATTCTTCTGGACAGTTTCAAGCAAACTGGTTTTTAAAATATCATAAACACCGTCCTCGCCGATATCGGATGCAAAGCAGCTTTCTTGTTCAAGCGACTCGCTCTGATCCTGTTGCGCAACCAGGGCGAGGAATTCTTCTTCGGTAATCATCTTGATATTGGCATTCCCGGACTGGTTAAGTTCCTGCGCTCTTTCTTCTTTTGAACTCAAACCGTCCTCGCCAACAATATTATTGTCTTGCGCTCCAATGACGAGATAATTTGTTTTTCTGGAAACAGAGGTTTTAAGAATAGCACCAGCATTGACGGCAATCTGCATAGCCTCTTCTCTTGGCATAGATAGTGTGCCGGTAAAAACAATATTCTTACCCCACAGGGGAGAAGCGGCGTTGGCGTCAGCGCATGTGGGCTTGATGCTCTTAATATCAACAGAGTCTTTATATTTTTTGCTGGATGGTCTATCCTGTTTCAGCTGATCCTCGCAAATACAACTGTTAATTAAAACAGAGCCTTCGTGGGAAAGTTCATGCAGACACTTTTTCAACAAGGCAAAGGTTGTTCTAACATCGTCTAAGGCACGATGGGAATTCTGTGAACCAATGCCGAGAGCGGAATTTAAGTAAGCGAGTCTGTGATTGGGCAGATTGGGGAATGCGCGCCGAGCAAGATCTAGGGTGTCGATAATGGGGGCGGTGATTTTGAAACCGATGGCCTTTTCGATGAAACGGATATCGAAGCCGCAAATGTTGTGACCAACCAATGGAAAATTACCTATGAAGTGCAAAAAGTCGTCTTGTATATGCTCCCAAACAGGTGCTGCTTCCAATTCTATTGGCATAATACCGGTTAGTCGAGTTATCACATCAGGCAGAGGCGTTTGTGGATTGACCAATGTAGAGAAAACGCTAGTTTCCTTAAAATTATCATATCGAATTGCAGAAATTTCAATGATATTATCCTCTTTGCAATTTACACCTGTAGTTTCAATGTCAAGGATAACAAAACTGTCCTGGAGGATATCCGTATCAGCAATGTGATTATTATGCATAGAACATTCACTTCTCTTTTTAAAAGTATAGTTTGGTTGCCAGGTTGCCATAGACATAGTAGCAAATGGCCTTTCTGGCCAGATCCTCAGTCACACCAAAGTGTTCTGCGAGCTCCCAAATCTCGGTGTGGCCAGCGGCAACAGCCTCGTCGAGTTCATTAAGTGGAATCAGCTGCTTAATAGCCCATTTATCCGCTTTGTTTTCATGCTTTTGGCGACAATCGTAATTTGAATACTGATTATAAAAAGCCCCTGTGATGCAATGCCCAAGCTCGTGTGCGAGCTTTGACCGCTCGTCGGTTTCGTTTTGGAGCTTGTCAGAATCTAAAGCTATATAGCATGAACCATCCGCATCCGAAATGGACAGAGCCTCCCGATTGAAAAGTGCAAAGTGATCTACCGTGATATTCTCTTGCTCTGCGATGTGGTAGATCTCTTGCAGCGTTTTCATTTCTGATCCTTTTTCCTTTCTCGCACAAAGGCGGCATAACGCCGAACATCTGCAAGGTCGTCATCGCTGACATCCTCGCAATCTCCCCACAGGGCAAATTTAATTTCATCGTCACTTACAGAGCGCTCACCGTTATCAGTGGGCGCTTTCTTGTTTTCTTTTTGCTCAATGGTAAATGTTATTCCAAGGTATTCTTCAATCTTCTTTATAGCTGCGCTGGAAGGGGAATAAATGCGTTTTCTCCATTGGGACATAGTTGCGCTTGAAATGCCGCTTTCTTTGTAAAAGCGTTCTTTTGGGATGTTTCGTTTTGCTAATTCAAGCTCAATCATTTGCACAAATGCTAAACCGTCCAAAATACTAAGCCTCCCTTTGTGCAAACCGCCTAAAATTTGCGGAAACGTAAAGTTTAGCTTGACATTAAGCTGAAATTAAACTATACTAAGCTCAGCTTAATAAGGGCGCAGAAAATACGCCCCCGACTTAGCGGTTGCACTTAATATTTGGTTTGTTGGCACTTCCTATATTAAGCGAAACTTACGAAAAAGTCAAGCATAACTTAGCGGAAGGAGGTTATATTTTGAGTTTTTTGTCTGCCAGGAAAAAAGCAGGGCTTTCTCAGGCTCAAGTTGCTAAGGAATTAGGGGTTGCTCCCGCTGCGGTTAGTCAATGGGAAACAGGAAAGACGGTTCCTGATTCTAGGCGACTTCCTAAAATTGCAGAGCTGTTTAACTGCAGCGTTGATGAGCTCCTATCTTCCGATGCACCCACAAAATAACACGGCTAATGTGTAATAAACGGGACCGAAGAGAGAAGGACCCAGGAGAACGCCACCAACCACGAGGAGGTTAATATGCCTAAAATCAGACAAAACGAAGCGGAGTACCGGCAAAAAGATTTTTTGGCGGCTATTCGGGCCGGTCAGGCGAAAGCGGATGTGATGACAACTTCCGGCCTATCGGAAGCGTCGAGCATACCCTATGCCACGATATACAAGCGCTTGCGTGACCCCGATAAACTCACTGCTGAGGAAATCCGAAAGTTGACAGGAGCAATCGAAATTGACCCTGTCGCGCTACTTAAGTTCCTGGGCTACTCGTCCAAGGATATCAAGCGCGCCCTCACATCTGAGGGCGCAGCATAAAACCAACGCACCTACAGAGCAATGAGGAGGGAGGTTAATCGTGGATAAAGGATTTGCTTCGTTTCTGTGTTCGTGCGGTAGTCTAGCTGCCATAGTTACGGTTTGTATCGGCCTACTTACAGAGCGTAAGCCGATAACCATAATGGGACAGGTCTTGGGAGCGTTAGACCTGTGTGGTTGTATTCTGTTTCTGCTTCTTTATCTTTGAAGTACGCAGATACTCGTTGATGTCATTCATCAATTGACAAAACATTTTATCTTGCTTGCGATCTGGAGATAAGGAACCTTCGAAGGAGGCTAATAGCGCCGTGATTTGTTCCTGAATTGTTTCGCCCGGAACCAGCGACATAACGGTGTAGCAGGAAGCCATGAATTCGCTGTGTCGGTCCAATGCTTCCAAATATTCCGCGTGCGCTGCGTCGCTATCGGTGGCAGTAGAGATCCTGGGTAACAGAGAGTACCTTAACGACATCTGCGCTAGTGCATCATAGACCCTTGGCGCATAAAGTTCATTTCTCTTCATCCGTTCCTGGGATTTTGCTGCGACGATAGAAGAAATAATCGGGGCAACAATGGCAATAACAGCGGTTACAGAAGACATGACTGCTGAAACTACAGAATAGTCAATTTCTTGCATAAGCTCACCTCCTTTCAGATTGATTCTATCAAATTAGAAAGGAAAGGGCAAGTGCTGGAAGCAGGTATCCCCGACGCACCCATAGAGTAGCAAAATAAATGTCCAATAAAACACACCGAATAGGGGGTGAATAAATGAAGGTTATTCTGGAAGGCAACCCAAAAGAAATTGCCGCCCTCGTACTGGAACTACAAGAGCGGCAAAGTGTGAGACAAAAATTTACACCGGAAACCTCAGAAGGACTGAGCTGTAGCACAGAAAATGTTGCTACTGGAGCATCTCGTACAGATAATCCGAGATTTCCTTGTTCAAGTACCAGTGCGATTCCCTAGTGACTTCAATCACAAGTATGCAGTCATTGTCATCAAGGCAGGACTTTAGACGATTGTAAATCTCTTCGGCACGTAGGTTTGATTTGATGATGTACACGGAGCGGAGCGGCTTGCACCAAACACCAGTTGATGTGGCTTTGATAGCTTCGTACAGGTCATCGTAATTCTTACCGGGGCTGTTTAGATCGTAGGAAACAAGATATGTCATAGTTTCACCTCCTTTCGGTTTGATTTTACCAAAGGAGTGTGAAAAACACAAGAATAGAAAGGAGGCAAATATGCCTATCGTAGTTAGCCGGAAAACCGGCGAAATAATCTCAGCCCCGAAGATTACCCAGGAACAGAAAGAGGCTGTATGGGCTGCCATTGTGAAGGCCTACGCGCAAAGGCATCCTGAGCTTTTTGATAGGGAAAGGAGCCTACATAAGGAGGCAACCCCATGACACTTGAAAACTTCTTAGTCATCGTCTGCCTGGCGCTCCTTGTCCTGTGCCGGGTAGGGTACTGGTATGCCAGCAATACAGTGTACATAAGAAGAAAACTTAACGAGTGGTCGTGGCGACTCCAATCTGCCCGAAAACAAAGCAAGAGGTGGCGGCAGTAATGCTGCCAAATACAGAGGCAATGCGGGCAAAAGGTGCTTTAGGAAGCACACCCGTAGCACAACGGGAGGCAGTCGGTTCGAATCCGGCTTTGCCCTCCACCCCAATACAGGCGGCGCACCTGTGGGGCATAAAAAAGCGGGGTTTGCGCCATATGACCCTGTAGATGAGAGTGCCTCGGATGATTCCTATAAATCCGGGACGGGAGCGGGTCGCAAGAGCGGCGCAGCAGACAGCTAACGGCGGGGTGGCTGAATTAAAAAGCGTGGTGCATCACAGGATGCACCATTTACAAACTCAAAGGAGGCTGATGGAATGACAAGTGGGTTTTCTGTACCAAACCAGGAACAAAAGGAACTGCTCCAGGAGTGTGGCATAGATCCGCAGGGGTATGCAGTGATGCTGGATGATAAAGATCGCCTATGCTTGCTGCACCTCAAGAGCAGAAACGAGATCATGATTTGCAAGAATAGGAGGGTAACCAATGGTAATCAATGAAAAGGCGCTGGTGTGCCAGGTGAAAGAGGCCTACAAGCTTGGGGGCTACACCGTGGCGGTTCAGGGCGGCCGAATGATGCTGACAAACGGCTATTGGCTGGCAAGCATCGACGAAAAGAATGTGCCCAGCAATCTGCTGAGCATCTTGGCCGGACATATCCGTGATGTGCCCAAAGAGGGACAGGCATACCGGGTATATAAGACCAAGGAAGGACCGTTTGCACAGAGCCAGATGCTGTCCGATGCGGTGAAGCCTATGCAGACAATGCACATGGAGCGCGACACAGCTTGGGATGAAGCCAACCCGCCCATGATGCTGCACACACCGCTGACCTATAACGGCATGCAGCTGTGGCAGGGACTTCCCGGCAAAGAGATCTATATGATTGATCCGCGCTATTCCGTTCTCATTGATCCCAAAGCGGAAGAGGTGTGGGAAGTGGGCAATGGTCTGTATGTGCAGGGAGAGATCAGCGAGCTGTGGGTGCTTCGGGTTGCTGAAGGTACAGCAGCAGGGAAGATCAAGCACCTGGAAGCAATCACTTGGGCGCAAACATAAAAAGAGCGGTGCCCCTACCGACCAAAGCCGGGGCACCGCGCAATCAAATACCAGCCGAAAGGGGCTGCGCAACTAGTATAGCACAGAACATCCGATTCGGCAAGAAGAAAATGGAGGTTTTTATGACTGTTTTTGAAATGATTGAGGCCCAACAAAAGGGCAGGGAAGACACCACCATTTTCATGGTGGGCGAACAGCTGAAGGACATCTGCCGGGCAGATCCTGCCTGCGCTGTCATTGTGGCGGAAGATTTATCGCAGAAAGCGATGTCTATCGAGGCTTGTGAGAAAAAGATCAAGGAACATGCGGATAAACTGAAGAATGAAAAAAAGCTGCGAGCTGTGGGCATTAGCCCCCAAAAGGCGGAGGAAATTATCCGCAAGTTCTATGGACTACCGGAGAGGACAAACAGGGAAGCACAGACAGCAACGCCGAACAATGCAACCCAAACGGGTGGCGGGCTACTGAGCTTGGAAGATCTGCTGGGGATCTAAGCTATGGACAAGGAAAGAATGTGCAATCTACTTCCAGAGGAACCGCCAGAGAAAATGGTCGAGTGGGCTGTAGAAAAATTCGGCAGGTCAGAGCTGGGAGGAGAATTCTGTATTTATAGTTCAGAACGAGTCCCCGTCTATCCAAGTATCCAAGAGGTGCTGGAATACAACACATTGCCACCCCGGCGGACGGCGTGGGCTGCGAACTGCACCTGTACAGCCTGTGGCGAAGATTTTATTACTCACAAAGAACCGGGAGAAAACGCGATTCGCACAGTCAATGGCGAAGACGGATGGATTTATACCGTTACACCGGGCGAATTGGTGGAGCCTTATATGGGAATCGAGGTGCAACGGGAAGGAGATCGCTTTAATTGCCCTCTGTGTGGTAAAGAAGTGGAGTTGATCCACAAGCGGAAACTGATTGGCGGACGAAAAAAACAGATTATGGTTTTGACCGTACAGAATGTAGATGGCTACACGACCATCTTTTACTGGCTGGTGTGGCGGACCATAAACGAGTTCGGAATCAGCAGGTGCGGCGCATCACCGGAAGAAGCCTATGTACTTACAGAGCGCGGTAGTATTGCCAGGTTTACTCATGTTAAGCGGATGGGAGCGTTTTATGGTGCCAACCGAGCCCAGCTTAAGAAGTGGCAGCCAATGAGTTGTAATGCAGACGTGATCGACAAACCTTACCCGGATTGGAGAAGCATCAACAACAAAAAAGCTGGAGCAGATATCTGGCCAATCTATCCAGATATGGAAGGTGCTACGGGAGAGAAGACCGCCCTTGTGGAATATCTGAAGTCCGAGGGGTGGTGGCCTGTGGAATATCTCAAATGGTGGCGCCGGCGTCGCAACATTGAAAATCTATGTCGACAGGGCCAGGCTAAGTTGATAGCGGAGATTGTGAGAGAGGCGTGGAGATACAGTGCAGACACGGATACTGAGGGAAGGAAATACCTGGATCTTGACAAGTGCAAACCACACGAAATGCTAAATGTCAGGAAGGCGGAATTCCGATATATGCGGCAGCAGGGTATCACATGGACCCCGGAAGCGGCAAGAACTTGGAACAAGTATCGTGCAGCCGGTGGCCAGCTCCCTCTAATCGATTACCTGGAATTTGCTAAATTGGCAAGATCCGGCGGTGTCAATGCAGCAATCGACATTCTGAGAACCTATGGCCACGATTTAGATAAAGTGACCCGATATCTGAATAAGAAAGGTCAGCGACTAAGCGAGGTAGGAATTCTGTTAGATACTCGAAATGCTGCACGACAGATCTATGATCGCGAACTAACGGAAGAAGAACTGTGGCCTCGAGATCTGCATGAGGCGCACGACCGTATGACACGGATGCAAAGGGAACTGAAATGCCAGGCAGCGGCCGCTAAATTGAATGAGGGCTTTGCATGTGTATTGGAAAACTACGGGCATCTGCAATGGACCGATGGGGACTTGGAAATGATCCTGCCCAAGAATAACGGCGAACTGGTATACGAAGGCGATGTATTACGACACTGCGTTGGTGGGTATGGAGCTCAGCACACTGGAGGAAGTAGTGTGATTTTCTTCGTTCGCCGCCATCGCAGGCCGGAACGACCCTATTATACACTGGCCATTGATATGAGAGGAAGGCCCAGGGAGTGCCAGCTCCATGGTTATGGCAATGAGCGACACGGAGAACACAAACAATATACACATTCCATTCCCAAAAAGGTTCGCGCATTCTGCGACCGGTGGGAGAACGAGATTCTGTTGCCTTGGTATGCGCAGCAACAAAAACAAAATAAGGAGAAACCTGCATGAGTGAAATTATTACGTTACGGGACATTGACATCATCACCACAGAAATCAAGGTGATCGAGCAGCAGGTAGCCAAGGCCGCTATCTATGGCTGCATTGAGATCGGAAAGCGGCTGGTGGAAGCAAAGGAAATGGTGGGCCATGGAAACTGGGGTAAATACCTCGAGGAAAAGGTTCGCTATTCCCAGCAGTGGGCGACCAATCTGATGAACCTTTACAAGGAATATGGCGGTGCCCAGGAGAGTCTGTTTGAGAGCTTCGCAAATTCCCAATCATTTGGGAATATCGACGTAACGAAACACATCCTCCTGCTTTCAGTGCCAGCTGAGGAGCGGGAGCAGTTTGCAACAGAGCACGATGCAGAGAAAGCCACCACTCGGGAATTACAGGCAGCAATCCGGGACAGAGACGCCAATTTGCAGGCCGCCAATGAGCAAGCCGCCCGGGCAGAGAAAGCAGAGAAAGATGTGGCAGATCTGAAGAGAGGGCTGGAGTCTCTGATGGATGCTGCCGAGAACAAGGATGACGAAATCAAGAGCCTTCAGGAACATGTGGCCGGAGCTGAGAAAAAATACACCGAAGCCACGGAGAAGGTGACGGACCTCCAGAACAAGCTAAAAAAGGCCAAGGAGGCCGAGAAGGCGGCAAAGGAAGCTCTGGCAAAAGCCCAGGAGAACCCGGAGATCCCAGAGAGCATGATGGAAAGCATGCGCCAGCAGGTGGCGGCGGATGCTGCCAGGGAGGCTACGGAAAACCTGCAGAAGGAGCTGGACACTGCCAATAAGGCCAGAGAAGTCGCAGAGCGTGCCGCCCAAGATGCGGAACAAAAACTGATGGCGGCACAGAAGCAGTTACAGCTTTCCAGCCCGGAGGCGGCTGAGTTTAAGGCTTTCTTTACACAAGTGCAGAAGGATTTTAAGAATCTGCAAGATGCTCTGGAGAAAGTGCAGCAAGCCGATCCTGACACCGGTGTCAAGTTACAGAATGCGGTATGCACTTTGTTGGAAAAGTTACAGAACGACCTGAAGGGCTGACACTATGGCAAAATACTTAATCACATTTAGAAAAAAGAACGGCAGGGTTACTTACCTGGTGGAAATGCCGAGTATGCCAAAACTCTTGGCATGGATCGACAAGAATGGAGATCAGTGTGACACTGTACTGATCCAGTGCGTGGAAGATAAAGCACAAGGGAGGTGAGACAGATGTATGTGTCCCTGTTTTGGTGTGGCGTGGCTGCAACAATCGGTGTGGAAATCGCCCTCTCGATCAGTGTGCTGATTTACTTCGGTACCAAGGAAAAGAAAAAGTGAAACTATCCAAAGAAAACTTTTTATTCATTTAGGAGGAAAATACCATGAAAAAACTACTCGCAATTCTCTTCGCCCTGGTGATGGTCGTCACCATGTTTGCAGGCTGTACGGCTGCGGACAACATCAACCACAATCTTTCGCAGGCCGCTGACAATTTCGAGGTTGTAAGAAGAATTACCGTCTACAATGCTCGGACCGACCTTATCGTTATGGAAATGGAAGGATATATGAGCATTTCCAATAACGGCGCCAGCGAATTGGTTGTGACTTGCAAAACAGGCGCAAATGAATACAAGAAAAACTATGTATATCTGAATGAGTATGTCATTTATGTTGTCGAGGATATCACCGGAACGGTAACCGATCCGTACCACTACAAAGTACACTTCTATGGCGCATGGCCGGATGTAGATATTAACCACTAAGGAGGAACACAATATGAACAACTACATCGTAATCAACGGTCAGAAGATTGAGCTGACCCCGGAGCAGGTCGCACAGATCACGGCCAGCTTCCAGGAAAAGGGCCTTCGCCTCGGCGACGCGGTGGCGGGCGGTACCGTCATGCTCGGCAGCCATGAAATGATCGTGCTGGATCACATCGGTGAGGGCACCCTGCTGCTGCGGAAGGATCCGTTGAAGAAGATGGCCTTTGGCAAGAACAACAATTACGACGGCTCGGATGCGGATGCAGTCTGCAACGAGTTTGCCGACGAGCTCGCCGACATTGTCGGTGAGGATAACATCCTTATCCACGAGGTAGATCTGACGGCGGACGACGGCCTGAAGGACTATGGCGTTATCCAGCGCAAGGCATCCCTGCGTACCGCCCAGATGCAGCGCAAGTATGTGGAGATCCTGGATAAGTACAAGCTGGATATTTGGGAGTGGCTGGCTACTGCCTTCAGCACACCTACCCACGATGATGATGACTGGGTAAAATGCGTTGCCCCGTCCGGCTACAACAGCCACCACTGCGACTACTACTTCGTCTACGCGGTGCGCCCGTTTTGTATCTTAAAATCTGATATCTTTGTATCTGCATAAAAGGAGGAAATAACAATGAAAACCACAGAAACCACGGCAACAGCTTACCCCAAGGTAACCGGCTTCCCCGGCGTAAAGGATGGCGAAACATTCCAGATCGCCGGCATGGAGTTTATCAAGTTCCCCAGCGTAAACGGCAAGACCCCGGTGGTCATGCGTGGTGTGGCGTTCCGTTCCCGGTTTGGCGACAACAACGATCTGCGCAGCAGTGATGCGCTGAAGAAAATGCAGAAGGATATCCTGCCTAAGATCATCGAAGCGATCGGCGAGGAAAACGTCCTGACCTTCGAAACTGACCTCACCACCCTGGACGGCCTGAAGCCCTACGGCGCGATGGAATCCAAGATCAGCCTGCCTACCTTTGACTTCTACCGGGAGAATGTGGAGATCTTCGACAAGTACCCGGTGGATGAATGGTGGTGGTCTGCTACCCCGGAATCTGCCCAGCCCCACGATAATCCCTGGTGGATTGTTTGCGTTGCGCCGTCCGGCTACAGCAGCGACTACAGCCACTTCAGCGACGGCTACGCGGTGCGCCCGTTTTTGATCTTCAATTCTTCTATCTTTGAATCTTCCGAGGAGTAAGACATGGCAGAGAATGACCTGAAGGTGATCGTCAAGGCAAAAGACCTGGCGGTACATACTTTCAAACTGACATCCAACTGCAACCGATATCCCAAAAAGTTCCGCCATTCCCTGGTTGACCGTATGCAGAACAAGAGCATGGATATCTATGAAAACCTGCTGGAAGCGAACCGCATCCACAATGTGACCCACAAGCGGGAACGGTGCGAGATGATTACCCGGGCGGTCACCCTCTGCGACGAACTGTTGTTTTACATCGAGCTGTCCATGATGCTGGAGCTGCTGAATGATAAGTCGGCGGAGTACTGGTCAAGGATGGTGACGGATGTAAAGTATATGGCACTTGGCTGGCGAAAAAGCGAGCAGAAATAAGTGCCGCAGGCTGTGCGTTGTATTTTTCCTTTTTGCGTTGCGCCGTCCGGCTACAACAACAACAACAACTACAACAACGACTACGCGGTGCGCCCGTACTGGTGGAATGTTCGACAGAGTAGGCATCAGCCGAAATCCATACGCCACACCAAAAGAACGCACAACCTTTCCGAAAGGATAAACAAGGAGGGCTACGCTGTATGACCGACTTCGAGAAGGTAACGGATTTTCATAATATGTACCGGGCTTTCCGTAAAGCAAAGTGCGGCAAGGGCAATAAGAAAAGCGCCGCCCGGTTTAACCTGGTCGCGCTGGATGGCGTAAACACCTTGATCGCTCAGCTGAAGGATAAGACCTACCGGGTCTCCGGCTATGCTGAGTTTAAGGTGTACGAGCCCAAGGAGCGTATTATCCAAACTTCCTCCTTCAAGGATAAGGTCGTACAGCATAGCCTGTGTGACAATGTGCTGCTGCCCCGGCTGCAGAAGATCTTCATCCACGATAACTGCGCCGGGCAGAAAGGAAAAGGAACGTTATTCGGGCTTGACCGGCTCAGCGAGCAGATGCAGGCGTTTTACAGCCGGTACGGCATGGAGGGGTACATCCTCAAATGCGATGTCCGGAAATTCTTCTACAGCATATCCCATGAGCAGCTGAAGGATATCGTCCATTATCACTTCGGATATGACCCGGACATCTGCTGGCTCTGCGATCTGTTCATTGACAGCACCGAGGGAAAAGGAGTTCCCCTGGGAAACCAGATCAGCCAGGCATTTGGCCTTATCTATCTGGACGGCATGGACAAACTGATCGTCCACCAGCTGGGAATTGAGTATTACGGCAGGTACGTGGACGACTTTTGGCTGATCCACCCGAGCAAGGCGTATCTGCAGCACTGCCTGGAGGTGATCACAGCGTATCTGGAAACCCTGGATCTGGAACTGAACGAAAAGACGCAGATCTTCCCCTTCAAGAACGGCGTCAGCTATCTGGGCTTTCATACCTACATAACTGCAGATGGAACACCAATCCGCAAATTGAGCAACCAAAAGAAACGCAATGCCCAGAAGAAATATACCCGCATGGCAAAACTGGTGGTAGCGGGTAAGCTGCCGCAGGAAAAGCTGGATCATTCCTATGCTGCACACCAAAACCACCGGTCCCATGGTAATTGCTACCACCTGGGCAAGACGATGGATCTGAAGATAAATCAAATTTTAGGAGGAAATAATAATGGCGTTTTATTGTAAATGGTGGGATTGTCCACTTGAGCAGGTTTCAGAGCATCAGCAGGCTGATTGTGAAAAGAATGGCAAGAGTTGCGTGCAATGCATGGAGCAGGCAGATGCCGAGGAGCTATTGCCAGAGGAGGTATGACTGTGATAGAGCTAAACCAATGTTACAGGGTGAAGCCAGTTTTTCCTAAGGTGAAGGACAGCTTAAGTGTATCAATGGTTGGAAGTGTGGTCTACATACATCCGGAGGGGAGATATGTGGTCCTCGAATTTCATGGACAGAAGGGAAATTCGAGAGAAGCGTTTTATCCTGAGCAATTAACAGAGAAAAACAGAGTGCTTCAAAAAATGAAGCATTAACTAAGCGCAGATTGCGCCATGGGCCTGCAGCACCGGGCCTATGTCGGAGCTTGCGATATTTAGATAAGGAGGAGAACGGTATGAAACAGAAGAAGCGCCGTATCTTTATGGGCTCGCTCTGCGAACAGATTGTATACAACGTATCTGATGGCGTCCGCAATATAGAGGAATACGATCCGGAGAAAATTCGCAAGGATCGTTTTGAAAATGAAGAAGCATATCTGAAATTCAAAACTGAGATATCACGCCGGAACCATCTGCGTCAGTTTCATGCCAACTTTTCCCCGACGTCGATCTACTGTACTCCGACATTTGATGATGAATGGGAAGTACATACATTTGAAGAAGCCAAGATTGTCCGCAAGCGTTTTGTACAGACCCTGAAGCGTGCATACCCCGATGCGGTGATCTTTTTGTACATGGGAAGGGGTAAGTCTACCAATAGAATCCACTTCCACATGGTATCCGAAGGCATCCCAGTGGAGTTCATTAAAAAGAAGTGGAAGTATGGCCAGGTGCGGCATCCCGATCATTTGCGTGAGCACTGCTGGTACGATGGCGTAGACCATGGACAGGACTACACAGGCTTGGCAAACTATCTGTTTAACCACTGGACCGAAGAAGTAGGCGGACACCGGTACTTTCGGACAAAGAACGCCCGAAAACCGGATATGGAGCCGGCGACGGAAGTCCGTGTTAGTGGCGGATACACCGAGAAGAGACCGCCTGTGGCGCCCAAGGGGTACAAGCTGGTGGATGTTAAGGCAACGAAGTATGGTTGTATCTATTTTAAATATGTAGTGATCCCTAAGGCTCCGCGGAAAGAAAAGAGCAAACAGCACCGGCATGCAGGCCGGTTAGATTAAGCCTTGGAAATGTGTAAAGTTTTAGAACAAAAATCAGAATGAGAGGAGAATGGTGCATATATGAGCAAGCCGAGATTCAACTGGTGGCCATTTGTGCTGAATATCGTCCGTGACTATCCGGCTAAGCGAGCTGCCCTGAAAGAATTACATGAGCAGAAGATCACTGCGAGCATAAATGGAATGCCCAGGGGTGGCGGCGCATCCAGAATTATTGAGAATGTCGCTCTGCGTCAGCTGCCCAGACAAGAGCAAAAGGAACATGATGCCGTACACGAAGCAGTTAGGCGTACAAAGATCCTTCCGGACGGAAAGCTTAGACTGGATGTTGTCAAGCTGACCCTTTGGGGATACTCATACAGCATTCCAGGTGCAGCACAAGCGTTGAACATATCCGACAGAACAGCACGCAGATACAGATGGCAGTTTATCCTGCTCGTGGGGCATACATACGGCTTCCTTTCGGCGGAGGAATACTATTCTCATGTCTCAAAAGACATGGGAAATAAAATTACGGACTCCCAGAGCCAAAAAACTGTGATATAAAGATAGTGTGATATGCTGGTATAAGAAAAAGACAAGATGCCAAGGATTACTCCTCGGCACCTTCTGTGTAGAATTCATCAAGGGAACAGCCCAAAGTTTTGCAGATGGCATATAAAGACCACGAACATACATAGGAGGGCCAGCGATGACCCAGAAACAATTCTACAAAACGTCGGCGTGGCGCAGAGTCAGGCAGGCGTTCATCACGGAGCGCTTGGCTGTGGATGGTGGAGTATGTCAGGTCTGTGGCCAGGAGCCTGGGCTGGTCGTACATCACAAGATCTGGCTGGACGATGTGAACTGCAACGATCCAGAGATCAGCCTGAACCCGGACAACTTCCGATACGAGTGTCAGACTTGCCACAACAAGGAAAAGGATCCGAGGATCGCAACTCCTGGCCGATGTCTTTATGGTCCGAATGGTGAAATCATAAGGAACTGCAAATTCTAAAAAGTTGCGAACTCCCCCCATTTTCCAAAAAAATTTCCGGGCCAGGGGACCGAAGGGTGGGGGAGAATTTTACTCTGAAATAAGCACGAAGGGGGTGTAGAAGTGGCAAATTATGAGAAAGAAAAGCTGATTAAGAAAGAAACCAACAGACTCAAGAAGATTTTTGCGGACCTGGAGCCTAATAAGCTCAAGACGGTGGACGCACTGATCGCTCGGGCTGCTTTTATCACCGTCAGCCTTCAGGAACTTGAGGAGCAGCTGAACAGAGACGGCTGGGTCGAGGAGTACAACAACGGCCGGCTGCAGAGCGGACTGAAAAAGTCCGCAGCTGCCGAGGTTCACATCAGCTTGACGAAGAATCTCAACGCAATTATGAAGCAGCTCCTTGACCTGGTACCTCCCGCACAGAAGGAAAGCCGGCTGACGGAGTTGATGAACACGTGACACCCTTTGCAAACTATATACAAGAGTATCACCACAGAATCCAGACCGGCGAGATTGTAGCCGGCAAGTGGATCAAACTCTTATACGAGAAGATCACCGCGGGACTCCGCGATGGTCTTTTCTTTTTCGATGATCGAAAGGCCAATCGGGCCATTACCTTTATCGAGACTTTCTGCCACCACTGCGAGGGGCGTAGCGACCTGATCAAGCTAGAACTCTGGCAGAAGGCGGCGGTGTCGCTGATTTTTGGCATTGTGGACGCGGGCGGTCTCCGAATCTACCGCGAGGTCTTCATGGTCATTGCCCGAAAGAACGGCAAGAGTCTGTTCGCCTCAGCGGTCATCGCATACATGGCCTACTTGGACGGAGAGCATGGTGCAAAAATCTACTGCCTAGCTCCGAAACTGGAGCAGGCCGAGATCGTTTACGAGAACTTCTACCAGATCATCAAGCAGGAGCCGGAGCTGGACGACCTAGCCGATCGGCGCCGCTCCGATATCTACCTGGAGAGCACCAACACCTCCATCAAGAAGCTGGCCTTCAACGCTAAGAAGAGCGACGGTTTCAACCCACACCTGACCGTCTGCGACGAAATTGCCAGCTGGCCGGCCGAACAGGGGCGGAAGCAGTACGAGGTCATGAAATCGGCCCTCGGCGCCCGGAAACAGCCGCTGATCCTCAGTATCTCCACGGCCGGCTACGTCAACGATGGCCCCTACGATGAATTGATGATACGCTCTACCGCTGTCCTGCTGGGTAGCTCTCAGGAGCGTCGCCTGCTGCCGCTGCTATACATCATCGACGACATCAGCAAGTGGGACGACATTGAGGAGCTGAAGAAGTCTAACCCGAATATGGGCGTCAGTGTCTCCGAGGACTTCTTCCTGGAGGAGATTGCTATCGCCCGGAACAGCCTAAGCAAACGGGCCGAATTCTTGACCAAATACTGCAACATTAAGCAGAACAGCACCCAAGCGTGGCTGCCCTATGACGTGGTGGATGCGGTCACCGGCGAGGCCTTCCGGCTGGAGTCCTTCAAGTCGACCTATTGTGTCGGTGGCATCGATCTCTCCCAGACGACGGACCTAACGGCATGCTGTGTGGTGATCGAGAAGGAAGGCCGGCTCTATGTGTTGACAAAATTTTTCATGCCTGCAAACAAGGTCGACTACCTGGCGGAGCGGGAGGGTGTACCATACCGGATATATGTCCAGCAGGGCCTCATTCAGCTCAGTGGTGAGAACTATGTGGATTATCACGACTGCTTCGAGTGGTTCCGGATGCTGGTGGAGGAATACGAGATCCTGCCGCTAAAGATCGGTTATGACCGATACTCCTCCCAGTATTTAATCCAAGACCTGGACCGCTATGGTTTCCACACGGATGACGTGTACCAGGGCGAAAACCTGACACCGGTACTGAAGGAGTGCGACGGCCTGTTGCGGGACGGCGTCTTGCGGCTCGGTGACAATAACTTGCTGAAGGCTCACTTCCTGAATGTGGGCGTCAAGCAGAACAATGAGACCCGCAAGATCCGCCCGGTCAAGATCGACGAACGGTGTCACATCGACGGCTTCGTGGCCGTCATCGATGCCCTGACGGTCCGTCAGAAGTGGTACGACCAGATCGGCGATCAGCTCAAAAATGCGAGCTAATACCCCGACATTTGCGAACCAAACGAATAGGAGGACAGCCACATGGGTGCATTTGATTTTCTTTTTAAGCGTCCCAAACCCAAAGCCCAGGTAAATGGTTATTTTCAGATGCTCGATGGGTACACGCCCATCTTTACCAGCTACGACGGCGGCGTCTATGAGATGGAGCTGACCCGCTCCTGCATCCACGCCTTCGCAAACCACTGCAGCAAGCTGCTGCCGAGCGTCCAAGGCGCCGATCTTCACAAGATCCAACCGCTGCTGGACGGCCGGCCCAACCCCTTCATGACCTCGGCGCAATTCGCCTACAAGGCGGCCACCATCTACGAAGCGAAGAATACCTGCTTCATAATTCCGGTGCTGGACGAGCTCGACCGGCTGGTCGGCTACTACCCGGCGAACCCCGCGCAGACCGAGATCGTCGACGTGAAGGGCGAGCCCTGGCTGCGGTACCGGTTCAAAAATGGCAAGTGGGCGGCGATCGAGCTGGCCCGCTGTGGTGTGGTCAGTAAATACCTGTACAACAGCGACATCATCGGCGAGAACAATCAGGCCCTGCTGCCTACCCTCCAGCTGCTGAACACCCAGAACCAGGGCATCGCGGAGGGTATCAAGAACAGCGCCAGCTTCCGCTTCATGGCCACGATCGGCAACCTCACCAAAAAGGAGGACATGAAGAAGGAGCGGAAATCGTGGGTCGATGACAACCTTGGACCCGATGCCGGCGGCCTGGCTCTTTTCCCGCACAACTATACCAACGTGCAGCAGATCCAGTCCACAGCGAAGATTGTGGATCCGGAGCAGATGAACCTGATCCAGACACGGGTGCTCAATTACTTCGGCTGCAATGAGGACGTCCTGCAGAACAAGGTCAACGGTGACGCCTGGGCTGCCTACTATGAGGGCAAGATCGAACCCTTCGCCCTGCAGCTCTCCCAGGCCATGACCGTCATGACCTATACTGAGCAGGAGCGCAAGCGGGGTAACGCCATCGTCTGGAGTGCCAACCGGCTCCAGTACATGACCAACACCAACAAGCTACAGGTCAGCTCCCAGATGTTCGACCGGGGTCTCATGAGCACCAATATGATTATGGACATCTGGAACCTGCCGCACATCACAGACGGCACCGGCGACAAGCGTTACATCCGCAAAGAGTACATCGAAATCACCCAGCTGGACCAGGTGGCCAAGCTTCAGGCGGAGCTGCAGGCGGCCCAGGCGGCGCTGAACGCATCCAAACCGACCCCGGATCCTGATGATAAGGAGGAAAACCATGACACCGGAAACCAAGAACAAACTGAAGAATGAGCGCCAGATCCGTGCGCTTCAGGTTTTCGCACCCGCTCCGGAGCAAAAGCGGATCGACTCCAATTATTACGTCGAGGGCTATGCAGCTCGCTATGAGCCCTATGTCCTTTATGAGATGGAGGACGGCCCAATCTATGAGCGCTTCGAGCCTGGCTGTTTTGATGGCTGCGATATGAGCGACATCATCTTCCAGCTGAACCACTGCGGCACCGTCATGGCTCGGCAAAGCAACGGTTCCCTGATCGTGGAGGCTGATGCGGTCGGCCTGATAACCGCTGCAGATCTCGGCCGCACCGAGGCCGCCCGGCGCCTCTATGAAGAGATCAGCACCGGCATGATCACCAAGATGTCCTGGGGCTTCATCGTGGGCGAGTACCACTACGACAGCGCCACCCGGACCATCGTCCACACAAAGATCAAGAAGATCTTCGACGTCTCGGCTGTATCTATCCCGGCCAACCCAAACACCGAAATCAATGCTCGCAGCTGGGTCGACGGAGTGATCGACCTGGCAGCCCGGAGTGAGGCAGAGCTTGAAGAGAGACGCAGACGCTTGCGTCTCAAGATTAAATTACAGGAGGTCGTCACCCATGAGAATTGACGAAATCAACACCCGCCTGGCTGAGATCCAGACTGAACTGGAGACCGCCGAAGGCGATGCACTGACCGCCCTGGAGCAGGAGACCAACAACCTGATCGCCGAGCGCACCCGCATCCAGAGCGAAGTCCAGACCAGACAGCAGCTGCGTGCTAATATCGCCGTCGGCCTGGTAGGCACCGCCACCGAAACCCACAACCACGAGGAGGAAAACAACATGGAAAACCGCACTTTCACCCCCGCATCCGAAGAGTATCGCAGCGCCTTCCTGAAGCGTCTGCGCGGCGAGGAACTGACCGAGATCGAGCAGCGCGCTTTCACCTTTCTGACCACCAACACCTCCGCACCTCTGCCCACCCAGATGCAGAACCGCATCATCGACCTGATCGGCGAGGAACACCCCATCGTCGCCGACGTTTACACTCTGAACTCTGGCTGCGCCATCTCCATCCCTGCGGCCAAGAGCATCGTAGCAGATGCTGGCAAGACGGCAGAGGGTGAGGATCACAACGATCTGCAGGTCACTATGTCTAACATCGATCTGTCCGGTGAGGACTACACCGCAGATGTGGAGTTGTCCTACAAGATGGCAGCAATGGCGATTGACGCTTTCGAGGACTACCTGATCACCCTGGTCGCCGCGCGTATCGGTTCTAAGCTGGCCGTCGGCATCGTGGCAGAGATCAAGGAAAAGATGGCGGCTGCCAACAAGATCCAGACTGGCGTTAACTACGCCAACATCTGCGCCGGCTTCGGTGAACTGAAGCGCGTCGGCACCGTCGTGGTATACGGCACCCGTAAGGGCGTCTACAACAAGCTGGTCGGCATGGTGGACAGCAATAAGCGTCCCATCTTCATGGGCGCCATCACCGAGAAGGCTGCCGGCGCTATCCTGGGCGCTACTATCAAATTCGAGGACGCCGTGGGCGACAACGAGCTGCTGATCGGCGACCCGAAGAAGTACCTGCAGAACGTGGTCGTTCCCGTGATGATCGAGCACGACAGGGTGGTCAAGAAGTCCAAACTGGTCTACGCTGGATACACCTGTCAGGAGGGTACCCTGACTGACGACAAGGCCTTCTCCCTGGTCGCCGAGGTTGCAGGCTGATCGCAACCAATCCCGGGTGGGGCGTAACACCCCCACCCACCAATGAGGAAGGAGGAGCCGCATGACGACTCTGGAAAAAATCAAGCTCGCCATCCGGCGCAGCCACAGCAAGCTGGACGAGGACCTCCAAGCGGACATCGACTTCGCCAAGGCTGACATGCGGTGCGTGGGTGTCATCCACGCAGGCGAGGAGGATCCGCTGATCTTCAACGCCATCAAGCTCTACTGCAAGTCTGCCAATACTGACGACCCCGCCAAGTCCGCAGAATGGCTCCAGCGCTACGAGGCGCTGAAGGCCTGCCTGATGATGGCGGAGGGCTACGGCTGGAAGGCGGAGGATGGCACCGATGAATGAAGTCGCCACGCTCATCAAGCGCACCTATGATGGTGCTCAGCGGGGTGAAACCAAGCGCGAGGTGCTCTGTGGCTTCCGTAGCATCGGCCAGCGGGAATTTTACCAGGCGAATGCAACGGACTTTCACCCGGAACTCAAGCTTGTCCTGGCTGACTATCTGGACTACGACAATGAGACTCTGGTCGACTACGATGGCCGGCGGTACCGAGTCATCAGGACTTACCGCATAGGCCTGGAGCTGGAGCTGACCTTGGAGCGCGCATCTGCTGAGGACGGTGAGGCGGATGGCTAAACAATCCATCCAAGTCTCTGACCTTGGTGAGGCTATCCGTGAACAGCTGGAGTTCCTTCACGGGGACACCGTCGAGGAAATCAATGCTGCGGGGGAGCGGGCTATCAAGAAACTGGTCAGCCTAACCCGGAAAACCGCACCCAAACGGAAGTCGGGTGGAGACTACGCCAAGAGCATCACCCATACGACGGAGACAAACTCCACCACCGGTGACAAGGTTTTCACCTGGGGAGCCAAAGCTCCACACCACCGGCTGACGCACCTGCTCGTGAGGGGCCACGCCACCTTGGACGGCGGACGGACCCGTGCCGACCCTTTTCTGGAGAAAGCACTGGAGACCGTGCTCCCTGAGTATGAGAAAGAAGTGGAGGAGGCCCTGAAAAATGATTAATAAACTTCTGAATGCCGCCGCCATTCCTGCTCGGGAGGCGCGGTTCCCAGATCCGCCCGCTCAGACTTTCGCGGTCTACTTTGACAGCGTAGATGCTGACGGGCCGGATGTAGGCCCTTGTCGCATTTTCACCCACGGCGGCATTGTGGAGCTCTATGCGCCCAGTATCGAGGATGGCAATGAAGCGAAGCAGCGACTTGCAGCGGAGTTCCATGCGATGAACATCCCTTATTCCACTCAAGGCTGGTACTGGTTGAACGATATCCGCCGGTATCAGGAAATCTATGAATTTACCTACATCGAAAAAATCTAACAGGAGGAGAATCCAATGAGAACTAACCCCGACAAGATCACTCTGGGCTCTGGCAAGGCGTACATCATGGAATACACCGGCACCATGCCCGAGGTCACGGCCATCTGTGTGGATAACAATCTGCTGGGCAAGATCCAGGGCGGTGCAGAGCTGTCTTACACTACTGAGACTCATGAGGAGCGTGACGACCTGGGCACTGTTGCCAAGGTGATCGTGACCAACGAGGAGGCCGTTCTGAAGCTGGGCCTTATCACCTTCAACGGCGACACCATGGCCAAGATGGCCGACCGTTGCAAGGTGACTGAGGACAAGACCAAGGGCACCCGCACCATGCACATCGGTGGCGCTGGCAACGCTCAGGGCAAGGAGTGGGTGGTTTGCTTCCACCACGAGGACAAGAAGGATGGTGACATCTGGGTCATGGGTCGTGGTGCTAACCAGGCCGGCCTGACTCTGGCCTTCGCTGTCGATGCCGGCAGCAAGCTGGAGCCTGAGATCAAATTCCTGCCGAGCGATACTGATGGCACTCTCGTCACTTACATCGAGAACATCAAGAAGAGCTCTTAAAATCGAAAAAGAGGGAGGTCTCAGGCCTCCCTCTAATTTCATATTGAGGTGTAAACATGAACACTCTGAATTTTAATAAATACCGCCCTCCCATTCTCCCGGTGGAGATGATGGACGAGGCTGGCACGATTATCCACATCACTCCGCCCACCGTTGATTTGCAGGAGGAACTGCGAGCCAGAATGCCGGAGCTTAGCGCCCTGCTGGATGGCGACAACGATGACGTGAGAGCCGGCTTCTTCGAACTGGCAGCTCGTCTGATGAGTTGCAACCGCAATATGCGAAAGATCACCCCCGAGCAGATCCGCGACACCTTCCGCCTTGATGAGGAGGATCTGGTGGTTTTCTTCCACGCTTACGCTGAATTTGTGACGGGAATTGAAAACGCAAAAAACTGATACTCCCGCAGAATCCAATGGCGGAGTCTGCGGGACATCATGAATATATCAATACCACCTGGGGCAAGCGGCTGGTCTCGGAGTATTCCGGTCTAAATTTCCTGCAGGTGGGACAGCTCGATTATGGCGTATATCTGCTCTGGCTTCGGGATGCTTACATCAGCAGCCTGAACCACAGCGAGGAAGGCCGTCAGTATCTAGACGACTGCTGGCGAATGGAGCAGACCAAGCCCGACCGGGCAAAGTTACGCGCACAATTCAGAAAGGAGGCACCTTCCAATGGCTAATAAAGCACTCAAGGGCTTGACGATCAAAATCGGTGGTGATACCTCTGATCTACTGAAATCGCTCGATAATGTAGACAAGAAGAGCCGGAGTCTCTCTAGCGAGCTGGGCCAGATTAACAAGCTCCTGAAGCTAGATCCCAAAAACACCGAGCTGCTGGCACAGAAGCAGAAGGTGCTGACCGATGCTATCAGCAACACCGAGAAAAGGCTCGGTGCCCTGAAAGCCGCAGAAAAGCAGGCACAGGAACAATTCGAACGTGGCGAGATTTCTGAAGAACAGTACAGAGCTCTGCAGCGCGAAATTATCGCAACCGAGAAAAAGCTCGATGGCTACAAAAATGCCGCCAGAGAAGCCGCGGAGGCCGCTGAGAAACTGGCCGACGGCGCCGACGAGGCAGGCAAAGAGCTTGGCAAGCAGGCTGGTAAGACAAGAGAAGCTGAGGACGCTACTGAGGATCTGGATGATGTCGCAGGCGACTTGGCCAAGGGCGGGCTCGCTGCCCTTGCTGGTGCTGCTGGAGCTGCTACTGCCGCCGTCGTCGCTCTGGCAGAGACAACTCGGGAATATCGCACCGCGACGAACCGGCTGGATGTTGCGTATAAGGACTCCGGCTTCAGCGCAGAAGCAGCTAGAAAAACCTATGAAGAGCTCCAGAGCGTTCTGGGCGAAACCGACCAGGCCGTGGAAGCTGCCAATCTTCTGGCAAAATTCTGTGACACCGAGGAAGAATTGAAAGAAATGACGCACGCGCTCACGGGCGTCTATGCGACATTCCCTGATTCACTCCCCATTGAGGCTCTGGCAGAGTCCGCGAATGAGACCGCCAGAACCGGGCAGATCGCTGGCAATCTTGCTGACGCGCTCAACTGGGCAGCAGCCGAAGGCGAGACCTTCGGCGTTGTTATGAAGGAAGCCGCAGAAGAAAACGAGGAGTGGAACAAGGCCGTTGAGGAAGCCGCCTCCGTTGAAGACTACTTCAACCTTGCACTGCAGGAATGCTCCAGCGAGCAGGAGCGTCAGCAGCTGATTACTCAGACCTTGACGCAACTCTACGCAAATGCTGCCACCCAGTACAAGCAAACCAACAAGGAAATCATCCGCTCCAACCAGGCAACTGAGAACTGGAACAAAACCACCGCTGAACTTGGCAAGACGGTTGAACCGGTGATCACTGACATTAAGGAGCTGGGGGCCACCCTGCTGGAGGATGCTGAGGAGCCACTGAAAGATACCGCCAAGTTTATCAGGAAAGACTTGATACCAGCAATCAGGGAAGCTAGCAGTTGGACGAGGCAAAACCTTCCGACCATTAAGGCCGGACTTGCTGCCGTGGCTACTGCCATGATTGCCCTTAAGGTTGCCACGGCGGCCAACACCGTGGAACAGAAGGGTCTCAAGGCTGCGATCAAAGATACAACGGTGGCACAGAAAGCACTCGCTCTTGCACAGAAGGCAACGCCCTGGGGTCTTGCGCTTGCTGCAATCACTGCGGTCACGGTCGCTCTTGCTGCCTATACGGCCGCCACGAATAAGGCAAAAAAACCGACCAACGCTCTAACCAAAGCGGAGCAAAACCTCATGGCCGCAGCAGACGAAGCTGCGGCAGCTTTCCGGGATCAGAAGAAGGCCACGGATGACGCACTTGCTGATGTGGCCGCCGAAATGAAACATACCGAAGACCTAGCCGATGAATTGTTTCGGCTTGCGGATGCCTCTGGTAAGGTCAAGGAAGAAGATCGAGAGCGCGCAAACTTCATCCTGAATGAACTCAACAAGGCGCTCGATACTGAGTATGTGCTGCTGGACGGCGTCATTACCCAATATGAAGACCTCAAAACCAATATCCAGGAGGTTATGCAAGCTAAGCTGGCCAACTCGTTGCTTGATGCAGCAAATGCTGAGTATATATCCGCCATTCAAAACGAGGCCGCAGCGCTACAGAACCTCTCTTTGAAGGAGAAAGAGTATCGGGCTCAGTTGGAAACATCCAACAAAGCAAGAGAGCATGCTAAGAAAAAATGGAATGAGTACTATACGGCACTGGGTCAGTATAGCGCTGCCGATGCTGAGGGGTGGCGGGTGGCGGCTATGAAGGCAGAGAAATCTGCCAATAAAGAGGAGAGCATTCTCGCAGAAAAGAAAACTGCGTATGAGACAGCCGCGGCCGACTATGGTACTTACTACAGCACTATTGCTAACTACGAAGAAGCCCAAGCTGCTGCGCTGTCCGGCAACTATCAAACGGCTGTTGATATTCTGTCCCGAAAGGGTGAGGTCTATGGTCAATACTCCGACAAGGTGGATCAGGAGACCGCGAGGGTCCTCAATACCCTTTATAAGGAAGCCATTGATGCAGGCCTAGAGGCTGAACGCATCAAGACCAACTTTGAAAAGGGCGTCGACGGCTACACTCAAGACATGGTAAAAGAAGCCGAGAAGGGTTACGAGAACGCGCTCAATGAGTTTGCAAATGCTTATGCAGACGCAGAGCTTGTCGGTGAGAATCTTGGCGACGGCCTGAGTGGCGGCATGGAGAATAAGCGCTCTGGACTTCTTACTAAGGCCCGTAGTCTGGTCTCTGGCATCATCGGAGCTATGCGCGAGGAAGCTGACTCCCATTCTCCCGCTCGTAAGACAATCGACTTTGGTGAGGATGTAGGTGAAGGCGCAGAGATCGGCATTGAGCGCAAAACCCATGACGTGAAACGCGCTGCGACAGATCAAGCTGCGGCAATCCTGGACGCTTACAGCACCCAGGAACGCAATGGTCAGAAGGCCCTGCGCAATGTAGCAGATCAGCAGTCCTTGCGCCAAGCTACCACCCAAATGACTGCAGCTGCTTCCAATGCACCCATGCTGGAAAAAATTCTGGCAGCCATTGAGAAGGGCCAGATCATCGCCATTGATGGCGAGGCCATCGTGGGCGCTACTGCCTCCAGAATGGACAGCGCCCTCGGCCACCGCAGAACCCTCGCATCGAGAGGAGCGATATAAATGAAAAAAAGAACCACAGTCCTCGGATCCTACGACACCGCGGCCTACGGCTGGACGCTGACGAGCTGGGTGCTGAGCGACCCGGAGATGAAGACCAACTATGTCGAAAGAGCCGGCGGTGATGGCGCCTGGGACCTTTCCACAGTTATGACCGACGGCATCCCCAAATACAAAGACCGCAACCTGACCGTGACGCTCGAGTGCTCCAAAGGCACACGAGCAGATCGGGAACAGCTTGTCCGTGATATGGTCAACCTGCTGGACGGCCTGGAGTGGGAAATCATCCCCCCGGATCGCCTGGAGTACTACCTGGTTGGGCGGCTCCATGTAGCCGTGAGACAGAATGACCACGCCTACGCAGCTGTCACCGTGACTGGCGTCTGTCGGCCATGGCTCTACCGCAAACGGCCTACCAAATACTATCTGGATCTCGCTCAGCGCCCCAAGCCAGTGCTCACAGTACGCAATGGTGGCCGGTTGGCGGTGGTTCCCACAGTCACTGTGACCGGAGCCAATGCGGATATCTGTCTGGGTCTCGGTGACCCGCAAGAGGCAAACGATTATGTCGAAGTGAGCGGGCTACCCCCGGGAACCTATAAGCTCCCGGATATGCTGCTCCGGCCGGGTACGCATGAATTTTATGTCACTGGCAGCGGTGAGTTGACCATTTCCTTCCGGGAGGCGGTGCTGAGATGATCCGAGTCTATGCAGATGAGACCCTCATCTATGACAGCCGCCAGGAGGAGCTGGAGCTCAGCAGCCTGAAAGTTACCACCGCGCTGAACCTTGGTGGAACCGCAGAGTTTATCCTCCCTCCCGGCCATCCGGCATACTATACCTTCGTAGGCCAGCGGACCATTGTGACCATCTATCGTGATGGGACTCTCCGCTTCCGTGGGCGCGTGCTCTACTATTCTGATAATTCTTATGGGCAGCGCACCGTCGTCTGTGAGGGCGAGCTGTGCCTGCTTCGGGACGGCATCTCTCGACCGTATCTCTATCAGGACACCCCGGCAAAGATATTCACGGCAGTGATCCAGAGCTACAATTCCCAGGTGGAGGACTTCAAAAAATTTCAGATCGGTGAGATCACCGTGACAGACTCCAATGACTATGTCCGGCTGGAGAGCGAAAGCGCTGAGACGGTGCTCGACACCATTAACAAACTACTGGAGCGATGTGGCGGTAACCTAGTATTCACAGACACTGGAGACAGCCAGGGACGCATAATCAACTGGCTTGCCAAAATCGATCGCCAGAGCAACCAGGTCCTTGAGTTTGGAGAGAATCTCCTGGATTTCAGCAGCACCGGCGCCAACACCACCTCTCTGGCCACAGGCATCATCCCCTATGGCGCTCGGCTGGAGGAGAAGGATGCTGACGGAAAGACCACCCTCTCCAAGAAGCGCCTGACCATCAAGGAAGTGAACGGTGGCAAGGACTATATCATCGCGGAGGATGCCAGAGCTATCCGGGGCACGATCATGACCACTGCGATCTGGGACGACGTAACCGAGCCGGAGAACCTGCTCAAAAAAGCCCAGGCCCTTCTGAATGAGCGGAAAAACTTCATAACCTCTTTGGAACTGACCGGCTTGGACTTGTCGTATTTGAAAAAAGAGCTGGACAGTTTCACCGTGGGTGACAATATCCGTGTGATTTCCAATCCTCACAATGTTGATGCAATCTTCCAGCTCTACAAGATGATCGAGGATCTGTTGAACCCCGCAAAAAGCAAGATTACCCTGGGTAAGGATGTGCCTTCTCTTTCCGGCGCTACCGTCCTCGGAGACGCTAAAGGCTATCACGAAGTGGAAGCACTGCGAGTCGGATATAGCTACGATATCCAGCAGTTCGCGTCTACTGTCGAAACGAATGTCCTGGACAAGACCGCCGCCCTCTACGTTTCCCCTGATGGGGTCGTTCAGCTGCTCGTGCCCCTCGACGATGCAATTGTTGAGGAAGGGACCACCAGAGCCCAAGCGGACCAGGGTCTGCAGCAGCAGATCAACAATTACGATGAACTTATCGGCCTGCTCTTCCAGAAGCTCCGTGAGCAGGAGGAAACGTTGACCGAATTAACTACAAAAATTAAAGAATTGGAGGGCAACACATGAGCAATACCAGAATCACGGCACGCATCACAGACCAGGTGGTCGAGCTGATCAACGTGCCGGTAATCGCATCCGGCAGCCGGGACGTGCTCCAGATCCGCTGCGAGTTTGACCCACTCTGGGAAGGCTATGGCAAGAGTGCCGTATTCTACAAAACGGAGGATGCTGTCTACCATGTTCCCTTGGTGGAGAACGTGGCGACTGTACCCTATGAGCTGCTGGCCGATGATGGTGAATTTTACTTCGGTATCATGGGCGTGGCCGAAAACACCCGCACGACCGAAGTGGTACGCCTGCGGGTCAAGCAGGGCGCAATCTGCGAGCCTACTACCGAGCAGCAGGAGCCCGCGCCCGATATTTACAAGCAGATTCTGGCTGGGTATGGCTCCATGGAGGCACGGCTCAACCAGCTGGTCACGATGCACGGCTTTGGTGGTGTGACTGATCACGATCTCAGCGATGAGTACATCGGCGGCATGATCAGGACCAATGGCACCAGCGCATGGATTGCATTTGACATCCGTGAGATGTCTCTCGTGGCCGGTGGTCACCACTACACCGACTACTGCATCCCACCTGAGTTGGCCACTATGTGCTCGGTATCCCTGAGTACATATAACACAGATGTCAACGTCACCATCGAGGAGCCTAATTCCAACGGCTGGTGCCGGATGCTAATTGAAAACGTGGGCAACCAAGATCTCACCACCGACATGATCACCGCCGTCCGAGGAGTCTATCCTCTGGCTTCTGCGTTCATTGCTGAGGTGGCTGATGCCCGTGTTGACTACAAGGGCGACGCCCACACCAACCTCGGAGAGCACGTCCGCCGGCTTGGCCACGATTTTGCAGAGAGCCGGCAGGGCATAGCGCCGGAGACTTTGACCCGGGAAGCAGATCAGCATCTTCAGTCTCGGGCGGGCTTCTACAGAACCCAGATGCACCTGACTGACAGAGAGCGCTACCTGGACAAGGTACGCGTGCCGGTGGTTTTGCACCCGGATACTGTGCAGCAGGGCGGAGATGTGCCGCTCATTGTTGCCTTGCACACTGCGGATGCTGTACTCCCGCTGGCGCAGAAAATTCTGTATAACTTTCCCGCTAGTCAGGGGAGCGTAACCGTGGAGCTGGATGTGGGAGCCTGGTTTGCCCACAACGAGGCTATCATGATCGATGTTTGGTGCCTTAACGGTTACCTATCCACTCCGGTCCCGGAGACTGGTTTTGATGTGGACTGGATCGTCGACGATATCGGCGAGGCCTCCTTCTTGGATCCGGAGACCGGCGACACCGTGAGTTCGGAAGATCAGAATATCCGCTTTGTCGGCGAGCTGGTGTTTTATGACACCCTGCGGGAGGAAGTCGCAAGACTGCAGGAAGATGTGCAGCAGATGCAGGGCACAGGAAAAGTCAGCGCAAAAATTGAGAACGGCGTTTTAGTGATCGATGCCATCGGAAACTCCACGGCAAAAATCGTAGACGGCGTACTCGTCATTACATAAGGAGGAAAACAGTATGGATTTTGTTACACATTCCAACGTTTTGGGAGTGGAGTCCAAAGAGATTCCAACAATTCCTGGTGTGGGCGCACCCACCGCTGCGACAGTCGGTGCTGTTGGCTGTCTGTACATGGACACCGACACCGGCGCTCTGTATAAGTGTATCGCCGCAGTGGACGGGGTTTATACCTGGGTGGCGGCGGACAAGCCTGCCGCAACCGACGCCAAGTATTTTGACATCGATGTGGACGGCGTTATTTCCCTGAAGCCCGAATACAGAGGGCATCCCGACAAAACCACATATCCCTATGCTGTCAGCAACAACGGTATCAACCTTGACGGCGACAAAATCAACGAACTGCCCCGGAACATCGTTATTCCCGAGTATATCAACGGCATTGCGGTGACTGGCTTCCAGCCGGGTATGTTTCACTACAACTACCGGGTTAAGAGCATTACGCTCCCCGATGGCGTGAGCGAACTGCCCGACTATTTCTGCCGCTATGCCATCAACCTGGAAGCCGTAAACAATACCGAGGGCATTACCAAGCTGGGCAAGTCTGCAATCTCCTATACGCGCATCGAAAAGGCATTGTTCCCCAACCTGGTTGAACTCGCCACAACGGCTCTGGCGTCTTGCCGTTTCCTTCGGATCGTGGACATCGGCAACAATATTACCGCCATCCCCAATCAGTGCTTCCAGCAATCTGTATCGCTGGAGCGTGTGAAAGGTGGTGCAAAGGTACAGACCATCGGAAATAATGCTTTTGACATGACGAGAAGTCTCAAAAATCTGTCGTTTCTGCCGAATGTGACATCTATCGGGCAGTGGGCGTTTTACAGAAGTCGCATCCAGTTTGATTGGAGCAGCTTGGATGGCAAGTGTGACCTCACGCAAAAAGGCGCAACACCTGTCAATGACAATACTACCCCATACTGGCTGGGTGTTACGCATACTGCAAATGAACACCGTCTTGGCTCTATGTTTAGCATACAGGACGACCGGATTAAAGGCGAGTACATTGGCGCAACGGTTGACGGCTTCGGCGGCTCTATTGACCGCACCAACGGAACTAGGATTAAATACGAAAAAGCGTGTTCCTTCTTGACCCTTATAAACATTCATACCGCTTTGACCGGCACAACATACAATCACCCGGACGATTTTATTAGGGAACTGCTGAGCCGCCCGGAAGGCGAAAAATTTGCCGCCCTGCTGTCGGAAGATGTGCGGTACATCCAGTACAGCATCATCCCCATTATCGACGCTCTTGGGTATGAAATTACCGTAATAAGCACTGGCGATATGGATGAAGCCAGTTACAACTCCATGTATGAAGCAATGCAAAACAAACCCCTTGTCAGATACTCTGGCGATATCACGCAGGCCGCATATCAAGCTATGTGCGACGCTTTGGGTGACAAAACCAACCCGCAGTATGTCTATACTTCTTTGGGTACAAAGAACGATGACAATGAAGGCCACTCTGCTGCACTTTACGGCATGACTGCAAACAAAGAAGCTCTATTTGCGGATAATGACTTTTTCTTTGAATCGTATCGTGACAGTGATTTGGGTGTATCGGATGACCTGTACGCCTATAAGATGCCGTACCAAAACATGACTGGACCGCAAAGCGAATTTTTCGCAGTACGGAAGAAGTTGAACAACTAACCAAAAAGCACCACCCCACCGGGTGGTGCTACCAAAGAAGGAGGAATAACCAATGAAGAATGTAAAGCCCGGCAGGACGGTGCCCCGGGTGTGCCTGGATGCCGGTCATTACGGCAAATACAACCAAAGCCGGGTGGTGCCGGAATACTACGAATCCGACATGAACTGGAAGCTGCACCTGCTGCTGCAGGCAGAGCTGGAGAAGCTGGGTATCGAAGTGTTCACCACCAGGCCGGACAAAAACACCGACATGCCCCTGGAAGCCCGGGGCAAGCTGTCCCAGGATTGCGACCTGTTCCTGTCCCTCCACTCCAACGCCGCCGATCGGGAGAGCGTCAACTATGTGGTGGCTTTCTACCAGGTGGACGATCACTGCGGCGAAATGGACAAGCAGAGCATGGAGATCGCCGGCAGGCTGTCCGCATGTGTGGCGGAGGTCATGGGCGGCGTGAAGGCACATTCTTGGGCGACGCAGTCCAGCCAGGATCGTGACGGCAACGGCTACAAGGATGACTACTACGGAGTCCTCCGTGGCGCTCACAGCGTGAAAACTCCCGGGGTTATCCTGGAACACGGCTTCCATACCAACACGGCGCAGGCTGCCTGGCTGCTCGACGAGGGCAATCTGCAGAAGCTGGCCAAAGCTGAAGCAAAGGTCATTGCCGACTGGTTCGACTTCTACAAGGAAGAGCCGGAACACTGGTACCGCATCCGGGAGAGCTGGGACAAGCCCGACACCCAGGTGGGCGCTTACAAAGATCCGGAGAAGGCCAAGGTCGCCTGCCCTGTGGGCTACAGTGTGTACAACTGGCACGGCAATTGTGTTTACTACAATGGTGGCGGTGAGTGCGTTACCGACAACCGGGAGATCTTCATTCGGGGCGTACAGGATGCCTGTGGTGCCGCAGTAGATGGCATTGCTGGTCCTGAAACCCTGTCCAAGACTGTCACTATCTCCGCAGGGTTTAACCGCAAGCACCCTGTGGTGGTGGCTGTTCAGATGTATTTGTACAATCTGGGCTATGAGGAAGTGGGTTCTGCCGACGGCATCGCCGGTGCCAAGTTTACCTCAGCCCTGGCGCACTTCCAAATGGATCACGACTGTACGCCCACCGGCCACGCCGAAGCGTGGGGCAAGACCTGGCAGAAGCTGCTGGGTATGGCATAAGGAGGGGGTAGCGATGGAGCTTTTACTGGCTGTGATCGGCGGCGGTGCCGGCGCAGCATTGGTCGCCGGTGTGTTCAGCATCCTGCAGTGGCGGTTGAACCGCAAAGCCCAGAAAGAGGACAATGCGGCCAACCGCAAGGTGGCGGACTGTGCCGCCAGGGGTGCGGAGATCCAGGAGCTGACCCGGATGGTCGGTG